AAGAATAAGTTATCAGGATGGCATGGTGTTGAGCATTGCGAGTTAGATTATATAACTGCTAGGTATCAGTAATGCAGAAAGATTTGTTTGGTTTTGAGAAACCTGTTACTGAACCTAGTGATACTTTAGTTTGTATTAAGTGTGACATAGAACAACCAATAGACCAATTCAATGCCATGAAGTATGCAAGTTCAGGAGAGGAGAATAAACAAACAGAAATAAAAAGAACCTGTAGAACTTGTATGCGTAATCAATCTTCCCTAGTTAAACAACTAAGAAAGACTAATCCATATCCTGATGAGAATTATTGTTGTCCTATATGTGAAAGAGACATCAAAGAGATAGGAAAGTATGGTCAACCTAGATTACAAAATTGGGTGTTAGACCATTGCCATGATTCACTTTCTTTCAGAGGTTGGCTATGTCATCATTGTAATGTTGGACTAGGTGGATTTTCAGATAACTTGACAAGACTAAAAAAAGCTGTTATATATTTAACAAAGCACAAGGAAAGATTAGATGAAATATCTTAAAAAGGAAGATGGAAAAAAATTAAATCTACCTGATAAAACAAATGAAAAAAGAGAAGATGGATACACATTTCAGTATTACTATATAAGAAATGGTAAAATATCAGAACTTTGGTACTCTCCAAAAACTATGGCTAATTTAAAATTTCGTAAGGCTAGACAAAAGAAAAAACATACTAATAAGGTTAGGGATTTTACAAAAAGAGTTAAGCTATATTTAGGATGTTGTATATGTGGATATAAGAAAAGTAGTGATGCTTTACAATTTGACCATAAAGATATACACACTAAGAAAAAAGAAATTAGTAGGATGCATGGGTATAGCATAAAAGTAGTAAAAGATGAAATGCGAAAATGTAGAGTTCTTTGTGCTAACTGCCATGCTGAACACACGGAAAAACAAAGAAAAGAAGGGTTATTTAATTATGAAACTAACACTTGATGTAGAGAATACAGTTACACACAGAGATGGTAAGTTACATCTTGACCCATTTGAATCTGACAATAGATTGGTTATGGTTGGTTGTCTAACTGATAGTGGCAAGGAATACTTATTCAGAGATAACTTTGATGGAGTACAAGAGTTACTAGACCAAGCGACTATACTCATAGGACATAACATAGTCCATGACTTACTGTGGCTATGGGAATGTGGATTAAAGTATGATGGTGCAGTGTTTGATACTATGCTAGTAGAGTATGTGTTACAAAGAGGTAACAAACAACCTTTATCACTTGAAGCATGTGCTAATAGATATGAGTTAGCTACAAAGAAACAAGACACTATGAAAGAATACTTTAAGAATAAAACACCTATAGATGAGATACCTAAGCAAGAGTTGTCTGACTACTTATCTGCTGACTTAAAAGCAACACAAGAATTATCAGATGTGTTATACAAGAAACTAAACACAGAAGAGTATGCAGGTTTAATGAATACAGTTGTATTGACTAATCGTGTATCTGTTACACTAGCAAAGATATATCAGAATGGATTCACTGTAGATGTTACAAAATTAAATGATGTTAGAGATGAGTTTGAGAAAGAGAAAGTTGAGACTGAGAAGAGACTAAACATACAAGTAAAAGAGTTGATGGGAGATACACGTATTAATCTCAATAGTCCTGAGCAAATGTCTTGGGTTATCTATAGTAGAAAGCCTAAAGATAAACTTGAATGGGCAAATACATTCTCTCCTTACATGGACAATACTGAATACAAAAAGAATGTTAAAGAGAAGTCTGACATAGTATATAAGACTGATGCACAACAATGTGCAAGTTGTCTAGGCACAGGCTCTGTAAGAAAGGTTAGGAAAAATGGAACTCCTTATGCTAGACCCAACAAGTGTGATTATTGTAATTCTGTTGGCTACATTTTTGTACCTACTAAGGTGGTAGCAGGATTAAAGTTTACTGCACCTACTGCTAAGTGGGTAAGTGCTAATGGATTTACAGTCAATAAAACTAACTTAGCTACACTACAAGGCATAGCTAGGAAGAATAACTTACAACAGGCAGTTAGTTTCTTAACTGACCTACAAAGGCTATCAGCATTAGATACATATCTGTCATCTTTTGTTGAGGGTATAACTACACACACTAAGCCTGATGGTAAGTTACATGTAAGATTACTACAACATAGGACTGCAACAGGTAGATTCAGTGGTGCTGACCCTAACATGCAGAATATGCCTAGAGGTGGTACATTCCCTGTGAAGAAAGTGTTTGTATCTCGTTGGGAAGGTGGACAGATACTTGAAGCTGACTTTGCACAACTAGAGTTCAGAGTATCAGCATACTTATCACAAGACAAAACTGCAATGAAGGAGATAGAAGATGGTTTTGACGTTCATAGTTATACTGCTAGTGTTATTACTGATGCAGGTGAGAAGATATCTCGCCAAGAAGCAAAAGCTCATACCTTTGCACCCCTCTACGGAGCAACAGGGTTTGGAAGGACACCTGCTCAGGCTACATATTATAAGCACTTCACAGAAAAGTACGAGGGAATCGCATTATGGCACTCCAAGTTGGCTAAAGAAGCTATAAGAACTAGTAAGATAACTACACCATCAGGTAGACAGTTCTCATTCCCTGATGTTAGAAGAAACTCTTATGGTAAGGTGTCTCACTTTACACAGATAAAGAACTATCCTGTGCAATCATTTGCTACTGCTGATATAGTTCCTCTTATACTAGTAAACATAGAGAATGAATTAGTCAATCTAAAGTCTTGTATTGTCAATAGTGTGCATGATTCTATAGTTATAGACATACATCCTAATGAGATACAAAAAGTAATCCACGTTATTAAATTAGTTAATAGTAAAATGATTAGTTTAATAAATAGTGCGTTTGCATTAGAGTTCAATGTGCCATTATTATTAGAAGCAAAAATAGGTAATAATTGGCTTGACACGAAAGACGTTATGTGATATAACTTACAAACTTTGATAGAAAGGAAACATATGGTTAATGAAATAACTACGATAGATACCAATAATTATGCAGAGATGGCAAAAGCTATGGGTATTGCAGGGGAAACAGGCTCATCTGATACGAGCAAGGCTAATCCTCTACCAAGAATGAGATTGCATCATAATAATATTATGGGCATGAAGAAGGTTGGAGATGAAAGTGTAGAAGCAGTAGTCGTTAAGGGTGGTTCATTTAAACTAGAACGACCTGATATGCCTGTTGTGTATGCTCCAACTGCTGAAATCAGACCCTTTGTACAGAGGTTTATGTACAAGAGGTTTGTTAAGAATATGTCTGCTAAGAAGGGTGAACCTATGGGTGTTTATCACAAGACACTTATGGCAGACAATCTAAACAATGACTTAAAAGATAATCAGGGTAGCTTTAACTGTGGTAAGCCATCAGGATATATCAAAGACTTTAAGGCATTGCCTGTGGCTACACAGGAAGTTATTAAGCAGATTAAGAGGGTTAGAGTAATCTTTGGTCTTATTGATATGCCTAATGCTAAAGACGAGAAGGGAGATAAAGTATCTCTAGACGATAGGACTCCATTCATATGGGAGATTGATAATCGTGATGCTTTCAAGACAATGGGAGAACCTTTTAATAAGTTTAATCAAACTAAAAGATTACCTGTTCAGCATTACATTCAGTTAAACAGCGAAGAGAGGTCATTGCCTAGTGGTGCTAAGTTTTACTTACCTAACTATTCCTTAGACTTACAGAAGACTGTTCAAGTAACAGATGAAGACCAAAACACTTTCATTAACTTCATGGCATGGATAGATAACTACAATAGTTATATATTTAATGAATGGGATATGAAAGCTAAAGCTCCTGTAAGCCAAGAAGACAAAGACATTGTTGATGACTTCATTGATGTTGATGTTGAGGAAGAGGTAGCCTAGTGAACCATCCTGCTGAAATGATGATTCATCAGTATCTTGAAAATGCTACAAGTGGCAAGTCTGCTATGAGCCAAGAGAATATAGAGCAAGTGGCAACAGACATTAAAGATGCATTGAATCGTCAGTTCAACACGAAGAGAGAAGATAAGTTTAGGTTACGTATGTCTAATATAGGTAGACCTTCTTGCCAACTTTGGTTTGAGAAGAATAGACCTGAGACTGCGTTACCTAAACCTACTACCTTTGTGATGAACATGATGATTGGAGACATAGTTGAAGCAGTATTTAAGGCAGTACTAAGAGAAGCTAATGTTAAGTTTGAAAACAGTGACACTGTAACACTTGACCTTGATAAAGACACTAAGATATCAGGCTCTTATGATTTAGTTATGAATGATGCAGTAGACGATATTAAATCTGCATCTGATTGGTCATACAAGTATAAGTTTGATTCTTATGAATCTTTACATTCAGGGGATAGTTTTGGTTATGTCGGACAACTAGCAGGATATGCTAAAGCATTAGGTAAAAAGGCAGGTGGTTGGTGGGTACTTAATAAAGCCAATGGTCTGTTCAAGTATGTTCGTGCTCACATTGATATGGATAAGGAACTTGATAAGATAAAAAAGAATGTCAAGGCAACTGAATCAAAAGAGTTGGTCAGATGTTTTGAACCTGAACCTGAGACATTTAGAGGAAAGCCTACAGGAAACATGGTGCTGAATAGAAACTGTAACTTCTGTTCCTATAGACAGGCTTGTTGGGAGACACTCAAGGAGCTACCTGCACAAATGTCTCAAGCAAAAGAACCTAAGATGGTTCAGTACGTAAGTCTAAAGGTAGCATAAATGTCTCCTCATAAGATAAGAAGAGATGCTATAAAGCATGGGTATAGGAGTGGGTTAGAGCATACTATATCAGTCTATTTAACAGAGTTAAAGCAGAAGTATAAGTATGAAACTCTAAAGATTGAATGGGAAGATTTAACTTATCGCACCTATACCCCTGACTTTATATTAAACAATGGTATAATAATAGAAACAAAGGGTAGGTTTTTATCAGCAGATAGAAAGAAACATAAAGCCATAAAAAAACAACATCCTGACTTAGATATTAGGTTTGTATTTACTAATAGTAGAAGTAAGCTACAAAAAGGTGCTAAGTCTTCTTATGGTCAATGGTGTGATAAGCATGGATTTA